TTCTTTACGTCCTCAATCTTTGATTGAAGGTCGTTATGCCAAATGGTAAAGCCTGGATGATTCATCCATTGCCTGAGAATCATTGAAGCGTCTACTTTGGCTTGATATTTTGCTTTCTGGTTAGCATCCATTATTGAATTCCAGCCTGACTAGGTGCACCAGGCGCAGCTTGTGCAGCACTCGTTCCATTCTGTGCAGCCTGAGCCGCTACAGATTGAGCTGCGTTCGTTGCATCAGTACCAGCTGCCCCTTTCATTTGATTTACGACGTTTGCGACAGGATTTGGTGTCTCGATATCATCAGGATCAAATCCCATCATCTTCCACACCTTCTGCGCCATCTTCGTAATGGTGTTAGGTGTCAAAATACCTTGGAACATGCCAATGAAGGACGCAATTTGATTAATCTTGCCTTCATTTCCAATCATATCCGAAATTCCAATCATATGAAACTTCACTTCTGCACGAATCATATCAGGAGTGACACTTCCATCAAACATTGAGCTGTTCATACCCGTTTCTTTAATCACATCCTCGCTATCAAGGAACTGAAGATCAAGTTGGTAGAACATTCTTAGCATTTTCTTGATTGCCTCTTCCGTAAGCTTCGCTGAAACGCCGAACTTTTCAAGTGCTTGACCAATGATAAGCTGCGCTCCCCTAGCTGTACGACCAAGTTTACCAGAGTCAGGAATTCCTTGCACTGAACGAGGTACAGTAACGTTTTCAATATCAGACTGAACAATTTGTGCCTCCTGATATGCGTTGCCTGTCGTATCAGTTGTCTCTAAACGCTGTACAGCCGTCATATCATCTGTCAAAACAATGCCGTTTGGTACGGTCTTCAATGTATCCACATCCACATCAGCCAAACTATTGATCTGCCACATGGAATTCAAAGACTGATTGATATTATCCAAGCGTTGTCTACGCAATGTGTTAAGTTCGTGCTGCAACGGAATGATAGGTTCAACTAGTCCTACCCCAAACCACTCCAAAGGTACAGGAACAAGCACGTCTTTTACGATAGGACGCTTCTGGTGATGGAATGGATTGCCGATAGCGCGAATAATCACCTGTCTATTGGCAATGACAATCAAAGCTTCTTCTTTAATTCCGTCATCATCCACATCATATCTGCCCCAAAAGGACAGAAGTTCTACCATACCCTTAGAGACAGTGGTAGGATCAGAGACACCACGGATAGAATACCTATTCACACGAGCTGGAATCATTCCTTTAGGCTCGTCATTCAATCGAAGATCATCCGTATTCGCATAAACAGGGTACTTGCCTTTACCCATTTGCTTCACATCTTCTAGTGACATGAAGCTACGGATGAAAATACCCTTACCATCTTGCTCATGTTGAGCACGAGGATCAGGATATACATCTAAAATATCAAGGATGTCTATCTGAGGTCTACGCTCAGTGACCTTATATTCCTTCTTCTCTTCCCAACCGACTACACGTTTACCAAGTCTGAAACCCAGGAACGTGACATCTTGAAACTTTGGTACACGAGTCCACACCCAACTACGTTTCACCAACCAGTAGATATATGCGTATGACGTACCGTATAGGAGTTTCTGTTTACAGAAGTCCATAAACTTTAAAAAGAAGCTGTTGCGCGTAAGCTGATGAAGCAAAAGCTTGGTAATTACTTCAGCCTGTGGCTCATCTGCTGGATCATCAGGCACAGTCTCAAAGAACTCTTCCTGATTAAAAATTAAACTGACAAATTTTGCTAGAGCTGTTTCCACAACCTGGAACACAATAGGAATAAAAACTTTAGAGCGTGTAGGAGTCTTTGAAGCGAATGTAAGAGAAGAGAAATAAAGTCGATAGATTTCATCCCATAGAGATTCATAAGGCTTACGCCAGCTATCCCACTTACCGAAAATGCCCATCAACTCGTCAAGCACTTCCTGTTCACGCAGTCGTCCACCAGTAAGTGCAATAGGCTTAGGGCTATCGTCTTTTTCGGTTTCAGGTCCGTGAGGGTCTTTATTATTCTCTTTCATTTCGTCCATAGTTAATCCTCAGAATATCCTGTCCATTGGTTAACGTTCTCACCAAGGCGATTCATTCTGGCCTTTACTCTAGCCTTTAGACTTGCTCGACGTTGTGACGCTACAGGGTACACACTGCCAGCAGTCCTATCAACGTTAAACGCATATCGCAAACTGTCCATGCAGTGATCGTTCTTCTTCACTGGTTCGTCTTTTGTGGCCTGGGCTTTTGTATCGTCCTGCTTCTTCCAGTGGTAGTCCACCATCTCACTGATGGTGTTCTCTGCCCGTTTACGAAAAAAGAAAAGCCTGTTCTGCTTCAACAATTCCGTCACACGTTCGATACCCACCATGACGCGCTTATCAGCTTGTGCGATACCCTTACAACCGTAATATCGCTGTAATTCCGCTATGTTTTGTGCACCTTGGCTGTCTGCCTGACAAAACTTTAACTCTTCGTGATTCAAAAAGTGCGCTACTTCTCGTAGCAAAAGTCCTTTCTTAAAGAACTCTCGGTACACATAAAATTTGTGGTCCGTTGGGTCTTCAGCAATGCACACTACCGCAGTAGCCACACTCTGCCCAAAGTCCATACCGCCAAACCGCAGCCAGTGGTCAGGGATGTCAAACGGCTCCACCACATGCCCATCCAGGTCGAAGTCCTCATACACAAGCCCTTCCAGCCTAGTAAACTTGCCACAGTAACGCCTATCGAACAGTGCTTTAGCCATTGTAGCCTTTGCACGTTCAAACTCAGCTCTTGGAAACGCAGGATTGGCAATACTTTCCCACGTAATCAAGTCTATATTTGGGTCTTTTCCGTACTGCCTATAAATATCCCTGTAATACCAATTGGGCTCATAGGGAGTGGAGGTCATTAAAACCTTCCCAAATCCCTTGGCACTCCAAATGGCTGTACGAGCTTGAATGATGGGCCAAATATCCCCATCCATCTGCCCTGCCTCATCGAGCCATGCGCCTAAAAGCGTCATACCCTCAATGTGATTTGGAATATCAACTGACCTAACAAACACACGTCCACCAAACTCTAGGTCGTACTGTTTGGCTCCCTCTTTCCATGTACCCCAATCAGCAGGGAACAGCGGCTTAAATTCTTTAAGCGTAGAGGCTCGGATGATATCTAATGTGGGCGCAGCTATAAGCCAGTCGCCATGATATCCAAGCAGATGCGCCTTCCAGATTTGATCCAGCAGCCAGATGGCTCCAACTGTGGTCTTACCGCCTTGAATGCCTGAGCTAGTCGCTATAAAGCGACATTGACTATCAAGCACCTTTTCTTGGCCTTCGTGTAGTTTTAAGTCCATTGGACTCCTATTTAGGCCGTTGTTTCAGCCAGTGTAAGGGACACTGACAAAAGTGTTGTTCCCCCGCTTCGATAGGCCACGATACGGCTGTGGCCTTTTTAAAATCTTAAAATTTTTCTCGTCACCCCGTAGGCGATTTCATACCCCAAATATAGGGCTCCGTAACATATTACAATCGCACCCGCCAGAGCGAATGCTCTTACAATGAAATCTAGTAACAATTCTAGATACGAATCAAAATTTAACATCGTTTAATATTTCCCCTTATTTTTCTCACGTTGAAAACTAGAATTCTTATGAGGGCTTTAATAGCCACTTTTCGGAATCGTTGACAATGGGAGACAATACCCTACACCCCTTAACATCGACGATACACCAGTTAACATTGTTACAGTATTTGTAAGTGAATGTCAACTGTAACACTTGTCACGGTTTACTTTACATGTTTGTGTGTTACGCTTAGTTAACTATGGGCTTTATTAGGTCCATTGTTTACAGTTGATAGTTTACTGTAACCATGAAGACTAGACACAAGATAGCCTTGTTTTCTTGTAAGCAATGAATGCTTATACAAACTTCCAAGGCTTGCGCGGTTGGTGCTTCCTGTCAGTGGAAAGGATAAAACCACTTAACGACGGGTTAGAGTCGAATGAGAGAAGCGCAGTAGTTTGTTACTGTTTCGCAGAATCGTCAACGATTTGCGCGTCAACGGGTTTGCTTATTGTCACGGTTTTATCTGTTTTGTCTCTGTTGATAATAAATGCCGTGAATGTTTTCTTGCTGTTAGGCTCTTGTATGCTGTTTTTTACTTTATGTGCTTGTATTTTTAATGCTATAATACGTAGCTTTTGATTCATTGTAACAAATTGTTGTGTTAGTTCTTTCTCGTCAAGTTGATCTAGTTCTAGCAGTGTATCGTCTAGATTTGATTTGGCGTTAATGAGGGTTGATAGTTCACTCTTCAGTCTGTGTTTGAGAGTGTAAGCGGCTGTATCATCGCCTTTATATCCTGCTTCATGATAAGCTTCTAAGACTTTCTTACCTTTCAGCAAACCAGCTAAGAAAGTCTTATTCTTATTTGTTAGTTGTAAAGAAATGCTAGTATCCATCTACCTTTAGGGCTGAAATGCCATTCTGAGGGGGTATCTAGTAGAATTGATACTAATTATCATATAGATTAGTAGATAATCAAATAGTCACTGTTACACTGTATACAGTGACTTAGTAACTAAGAGAAAATAAAGTTACAAGTAATTTACTTGCAAAATCACAGTTGTCCTGTTATACTGGAATATGAAAAAGATAAGACTCGCTGACTACATTGACAATAATATTCCTAACCTAACAGAGCGTACTATCATGTGGTCATACGAATTGTACGCTTCTGCTGGTTTGTGGGAAGACGTTTTAAAAACTAAAGCCCAATTGTTACGATTCTATGAAACAGGAGAATAATTTATGAAATATGGACTTTTTATACGTGGTAAAATGCTTAGACTCACCAAAAGCTTAGAAGAGATTATGACGAGTCGAGCATATGAGCCTTGGAATCCTAGTGTAGAGGTGTACGAGTTTAAATACAATGCTTCAGGAATGCCAATTGACGCGAGGTTGATAAAATGAACTGGTTAAGCAAAGATGACGCATATCATCGAGCATTCGGAAAACACTCAAACATACCCGATTGTTGTATTGACTTCTGGTTGACTGAATGGTTAACCGTTTTTCAAGATGATGGTAGCGGCTGGAAGCATCCATATGCAAGAGCTGTAAACTCTTCCAAATGGGGATATGTTCCATGTCCTGAATGTTTAGGTGAAGGCAATAGAATTAAAGTCAAAGACTGCTCTATTGAATGTGGAGGAGAACACAGAAAAGATTTTAAAAATAAGCCTTGACTTTTTAAGCTTCTCCTGATACGCTTTTAATGCACCAAGAAGGAGACACCAAAAGGAGATACCACAATGAACCTAACACCGATAAGAGCGAACATGACAGAGGTAAAAATAAATGGCGGTTTGATTGTTCTATTTAGTTACAAAACACCTGTGGCGTGTTTGTGGGAGAATGGACAAGGTGGACGTACTGCAATGGTAACAACCTACAAATGGTCTAACACAACGACCAGACACATTAATCAATGGTTGAAGAATACTACACTAAGCGAACCTATTGTAAAACAACCTCAAGAATATTTTGATAAACTGATGGAGGTTAAATAATATGAATCGATTTCAAGAAATGCACCTCGACTATGTGAATAATTTTTTAACGGTTGACGTATTCGCTGAGTATTACAGTCTAACCTTAGATCAAGCGAATTACGTAATTAAATCAGGAAAACAGTATCATGAAGCGTCATTAGTAGAGGTGGCCTAATGTTTATCATGGACCTAGTTTTTGATTGTGGGGAGTGTGACTACCGGAACTGTAAAAAGCTCGTGCTAGGTGAAACAGAGGCTTTGTACGAGCACTATATGGGACAACACGGTTATAGTATAGACGATTGTAAGAAGCTCATTCAATGGTATATTGACGAGACACCACAAACAGGCGACGGCGAAATACTGAACGAGTGCACATACCACGGCGAATATATAGACGTGTGTTACGGCTGTGAAGCAGCGGACCACGCTCTAGACGAATGGAAGGAAAGGAGATACAGCAATGAAGCTTAAATTTATTGGTTGGCAAGGTGGACTAGACGGCGCATATTTTCCTATGTGGAATGTCTTTAACAGTCCTAAGCCTGAATTGCATCCCGATGGAAGCACCGTATCATTGCTTGGATGGAAAGAGCTTTTATGATTGACATGACTATAGACCGTTGTAAGGTTTGCGGCTTGAGGAATACGTATATCTATCAAGGCTCTGACGCTGCGGGTGACGTGTTCACCTTCGACGTGTGCGACGAATGCGAACAACAGGCAATGAACATAATGACAGAGAGAGAACGTATAGAA